GCTAAAGGCGAAGCCGCAAAGGCCAAGAAAGCGGGCGACAAGGCCGGGGCGAAGAAATGGAAGACTATTGCCGATAGTTTGAAGGTTACGATTAACGGAAGCTTCGGCAAACTTGGCAACAAGTATTCAACGCTTTACGCGCCGCAACTTATGTTGCAAGTTACGATTACCGGGCAACTTGTTTTGCTTATGCTTATCGAAATGCTAGAAGAAGCCGGTATTTCAGTTATTTCTGGCAATACCGACGGTATCGTTTCGAAGTATCACAAAGACCGCCATAACGAAGTAAGGGCGATTATTGCCGAATGGGAAAAACGAACAGCGTTCAAGACCGAAGAAACGCGATATTCTGCCGTTTATAGTCGCGACGTTAATTCTTACGTCGCAGTTAAAACAGAAAGCGGCGACGCCGAAGCGCGGTTTTTAGATGAACGATTGGGCGTAAAGACAAAGGGCGCATATTGCGAACGCGGTTCGGCGCTTAATTCGATTCTGTCAAAGAATCCCGAAGCCTTGGTTTGTTCCGACGCCGTAATTTCTTATTTGAAGAACGGAACGCCGGTCGAAAAGACAATTCGCGAATGCAAGGATATTCGCCGGTTTGTATCAGTTAAAAACGTCAAAGGCGGCGGCGAAAAGAACGGCGTTTATCTTGGCAAGGTCGTTCGTTGGTATTATCCGAAAGGCGAAACCGGCCATATTTCATACGTCGGAAGCGGAAACAAAGTCGGGAAGACAGACGGCGCACGCCCTTTAATGGATTTGCCGACCGAATTTCCCGACGATGTTAATTACGAATGGTACATTAACGAAGCCGTCGATATGCTTTACGATTGCGGCGGGCTTCGTAAGGCCGAAACGGCTTCGCTTTTCTTTTAAAACGGCCCGAAAACTTCCACAAATGTATCAAAACTTCCGGTCGTATATGCGCGGGCTGCGGTTGTATATACAAACATTTCTAAATAATCCGTCGTTCCGTTGCAATAAATAAGCGTAGGGCCGCCAAGCGCATAAGCCGAACCTATGTCATCGCCTGCCGCTTTAACTTGGGTTCCGTTTTTACCAATGCCTAAAACAAGCGTTCCGGTTGTTCCAGTACGGGCGCGCAAATTGACTTGATAATAACCGGCTTTCTTTGGAATAAATCTTTTATTCGTCGTATCAAAAATCGAATTTGTGTCGAATTCCACCGTATCGACAGGCACTTTTTGCCAACCTGCGGTCGTTGTATTTGTTGCGGTATTCAAATAAGCGCGAGCTTTATCAAAATTTGTTGCAATTGTTATAGTATCCGCGCCGTCATTTACGGTAACGGCGATGCCTGTTCCAGCGGCCAAGGCTGCGCCTATAACGTCACGAACTTGTTCGTCAGTATATGATCCGCCAGACGCATCAGTGGCCCACACGCCGCCCTTGAAGACCAAAGAAACGTCGTCGGCTTCGTCATACGCGCGCCATCCGGTGCGGGGCGTTCCATATACCCAAGCCGACCCGTCAAACACCGCCAACGCCCCGTCGCGGCCCGCCCAAGCCCCTGTCGCCCCGCTGGCAATGATGTAGCTATCCCCGGCGCTTGGCGTGGCAGGCGGGGCCGTTTGCGTGCGGTTCTTAACCGACAAATGAAAGCCGAAGCGCCCAAGCCGAAGCAAGTTCGCATCCATGCCGGTATTCCAACCGTTTTCACCCAAGGCCCAACCGTAGAAAAGGCCGGAACGCGGTTCGGTAGAAGCTGCCATTTTTTAAACTCCTGATTCAAAAGTAAAATTGTATTTTTGAAAGCTTGTCAAACCATCGCGCAAAGATTCAAGTTCGACGCGATAATTTGAAGTTGCAGTCGGGCGCGAAGCTTCGTAAATCAAAAAGTTACCCCAAGTAAAAGAAGCCGAACCGTCGCGCGTATCGTCAAAAGTCAAAATCAATTGCTTGTCGCCGTATGGGAAAACCATCGGATGCGGTTGCGTACTTGTTCCGCCTTCGAAAACAGCATTAAGCGCGCCTTGATAAACCATCGAAGCATCATAGACGCGCGAACTATTACCGCTTCCGGCTGGCCCGCCTGCAAGAATCCAATAACTAGCATTGGTCTTAACAATCTTCGTTCCTTCATATCCATTGTGGGCACTGTCTTTTCCGATAAGCGTCCAAGTAGAAAGGTCGGAAGAATAAGCCGCAGCGGCATAAAAAGGATTGCCGGAAAAATTGGTATTATCAGTAAGCGAATAAGCAATAAGCCAACGCGAATTCGCCGAATCATAAACCAACATAGGGTCGTAAGCGCCGGGATTTGCGCCGGTTTGGCCGGGCAAGCTGAGTTGCGTCATGCCTGAAACAACATGCGTTCCGCTTAACAATTCTTGCGAAGTTTCAAGTTTATGCAAAACTTGAATTGAATTGCCGAAGCCGTTACCCCAAGTTCCAATCGTCATTCTTCGATTGCCGTTGGCGTAATAAATAATATGCGGCACCAAATCAGCATGAACCTTACCGTCGCGTTCGACCATAATTGCGCCGACTTGATTTATTGCGTAATTTGTCAAATCAAGCGAAAACACGCCAGCATAAGAAGCGCCGAAACGGTCGGGCAAAGTTGCAGTAAAAAGAACCGTTGTCGCCGTCGGATGATACGGCGAACCGTCTTCGTTTGTAANCAAAGTTTGGTCGCGCATACCGACGCCGCCAAAGCGCCCGGTTTTCAAATTATCAAAATTCCAAGTTGTCGCGCCGTCTTTAGAAGCCAAGAAAACGCCGGGCTTCCAACCTGTCAAATTGCCAATCGTTCGAAAATCGTAATAAGAACCTACGTCAAGGCCAGTAACATATTGCCAACCTGAACCGCTGTCGATATAGACGGTCGCCGAATTAGCAACAAGCGCAAGACCAAGTTTAAAACTAGAAGGCACTGTATAAGAAACATTCGCAAGAAACGTCGTTGTTCCAGCTACGCGAATTTCTAAACGAATGGCGTTTTGTGTTCTTTGCGCAACAGCATAAAGAAAATTAGAAGCGTCTTTTACAATGCCGACGCCGCCGTTATTGTATCCCGTCGGACTGCCGGAAGTAGAAACTTCGGCTTCTGTCCAAATAACAGGCATCGAATACGAAACCGTATTTATTCCGACAATATCTTGCGCGTCGGATGCGCTATTTTGCGAAATGGCATATTGACCGGAAACAATACCGTAAGTTCCGGGGTTGCCGTAATCGTAATGCGAAAACTGCCCGGTATCGCTTGAAAAAGTTTCCAAATGGTCAATAAGGCTTGCTGGAAGTTTTACCGAATAATCAACATCGCAAACTTTGGAAAAGTCAAGCGAAGTTATCGGAAAAACGGGCGCGGGATTAGCAACAGAAAGCGAAGTTCCGGTAATTCCGGTATTATTAGACAACAATACGTCGCTTTCGTCGTAAAGACGAAGATTGTAAGTTGTTCCGGTTTCCGGCCCTACGCTTCCATCGGTAAAAGAAATATAATCGGAACCCGTTTGCTGTTTTCTGTCACGATGCGACCAAGTAAAATCGAAAGTCGAAGCAATAACAGAAGCCGGGAAATATTCGCCGTTGATTTTGAAATTGCCGGGCGGATAAGGGCGCGCGGCACGGCCAACGATGCCCACATTATCAGCCGGGGCAGAAGAAAGGGCCAATCGCCCGCCGCCTGTCACGGTAAGAAGCTTGCCGTTAATGGAATCGCTTGTAACGTATTCGGTCGAATCAACGTCGCAATAATTATCCCAAAAATACAAGGTTTGNCCTGCCGTATGCTTTACCGGCACCGTATCAAGCAAGCCGCGTTCAACGGTAACAGCCGCGCCAGCAATAGCAACGATTGCGACGATTTCCGTTCCGATTTGTGCCCAAGTTCCCATAGTAACGCTTCCTAGTTCGTTGGCGTCTTCAACGTTGAAAACCGTTGCGGTTTCCGAAACGTCTTCGGACAATGTAGCAAACGGGCAGAAATCAACCCGCGTTGCTTCTTTGTAGCCTGCGCCGGAATCCGTATAAAGAACCGCATTTATTGCCGCACTTTGGGGCCGCGCCGCCGCAACTCCAACATAGCCAATTTCGGGCGAACTGTCAAGCGCCGAATCTACGTCGCGTTGGCCCTTGATTTGCACAAGTTCCAAATAAGGAACTTCGAACAAAATTCTTTTCGAAACGGCGACAGGCGTTCCCGAATGGCTTTCCCAAACGGGCGGCGTAGAAGGAATAAACGAAACGCCGGGAAGCGCGAACACGTCTTGCGCGCATTGAATCCGAATGCGGTTAGATTTTCCGTCGCCGTATGCAATGCCAGTAACGCGCATTACCATTTCGGAAACTTCGTAATCGGCCCAACTAAACTTAAAAACGTCGCCAATATTCAAATTAGCGGCGTCGC